AACTCTGGCAGAAACCAGTAAGAACTGGTGACGCTAGAAACTACAGCACCAGTCTTGGTTTATCTGCAACGATCTCCTTCCCACTTGATGGTGGACTACAAGAACGTTGTAAGACAGCAGCAGATACTCAGATCCAAATGCAGCAACAGTTGATTGCTAATAAAAGATTAGACTTTGAGATAGCTCGTTTGAAGAATTGTGGACAGTTAATGCAGCAAGGAATTTCTTTTCATCCCAGGAGTCCTTACTTTAAAGTATGTGCTGATGTCGTAGTACAAAATGTCAATACCGTCAAGCAACATCGTCACTCTATCCCTTCGGTTTCAGTGCCGAACGTAAGACCTTTATCGCCCGATTCCGATCCCGTTGTGCTGCCTTCCTCTCAGACTCAGAAAGTATCGGGGGAGTCTTACCCCTTAAGGTCGCAATCTTCTTTACTACCTTCTTCACAACCGGTTTCACAACCTTTAACAAAAGATCAGCAAGAGGCTTTGCAAGCAGTGCAGAAGTCGTCGCGACTACAGCAATTGAGGCGGTAACAGTTATCATACCTGCTGATGGTATGTTCTGGACAATCTGATCAGGTATACTTAACTTATCAAATACAGGGAGACATTCTTTTCCTACTGTCTCATACCTAATAATCTTTTTATTACCCTCTAGGATTTTTCCTACGGGGTTTTTTAATTCTTGTGCCCTACTAGGACACTCTGCCAATGGAGCGTCAGTCTTGGGAGGTGGTGGTATAGCAGGAGTTGGTGGTGCTTCTGGAGTGTTTGGAACAACTGGTGGAGGTGGAGATGTTGTTGTTATTTCTAACCTACGTGGATCATAATCTATTGGACTATAACTAGGAGTTCCTGCATCACAAAATACTTGGATGCCATCATTATCTTCTTCTTTGAGTGTTTGATTCTCACTACTATCCCTATGTGACTCAACACATCCAGGTATATTAACAATGGGAATACCCACCTGTGAAGTCACGGGTGGGTATATCGGGACTGCCTGTGGAGGATTACTCATCCAATCAGGCATTACATTTATATTTACATTGCGAATATCACCGATACGAATATTATTATTCGGAATGAAGATATTGGGTATCTCCATCAGTCTTTCCAACCACCTTTCAATACCCATTCATCGTGGTATTGATTTTTCCAAGAACTACTAATTCCATATGAGGGTTGAATAACCTGCTCAATGTATCTTCTATTTTCTTTTGCAAGATTGAGACTCAGAGTTTCTAAACTCTTTACCCTACCATCAACTTGGGATGCCCACCATACAGCACCGGCACCCTGAACTAGTAGGAATGATACCATCGCAAAAGGAATCTTCAAGTCTTTCATTATTAGAACGGAAGTGCGCCACCAGTTGCAGAAGGCATAGCAGGAATAGCACCACCAGTAGCACTAGGAAGTTCTGGCATTGCAGAATCCATCATTCCAGGAAGTTGTCCTGCAATTGCTTCTGCTGCTGCACCAGCAACTTGAGATTTGATATTCTCAACAATAGAATCTTTATTGAGATATACTGCAGTACCACCGCCGACAATACCGGCAGTTCCTACAAATGATAGTACTGCTAAAACATTAATTACTTTTTGCATTGATTTACTCCGTTAAAGTTCCATGTGCTCTGCGTATTTCACGCAGTGCTTCGAGATTCATGTCCTTAGTGCCACCGTCATATGCGTGAGCATATCCTTCTGTAATCATTTGCTCGTTAAGGGACACACTGTCGTCCCCAATGTAAAGCCAACCCAGAAGACGCCCGTATTTCCCAGTGCCACCAACAAGTTCAGTCCTAACAGACAACTCATCATCACCAGCCAACGTGCCTTCGAGTTTCTCCTTGAGCCAGTTGGTTGCGTCGATTCCAAGTGCTTTCTCCTCTAGGTTTCTCGTCCTTTTCTCTGGTGTATCAACTCCTGCAATTCTAACTCTTTCTTTCTTGTATAAATCAAACCCGAGGTCAATAGTGACATCGATAGTATCGCCATCAAGAACACGATTGATCTCCGTTACTCGGAAGTTGTAGCAGCTCTTTCTGCTTGGTGGTGCCAATGCTCCCATCTTCTAACTCTGCAAATGCCATATTTAATATGTATACAACATAACCTAATGCCAATCCAACAGCAATGATCACTAGGATAATAACTGACCATACAGGATCACCTGGAATATCTAATGGTCTCAATAATAAATTCATTTCTTAACTGACCAAGTAAGTTCCATTCCTATAGTGAGTAGTATCACAAATCCAAATACAAATATTCCACTCATCATAATCTATTACCACTATCTGCTGAAGGAATTAATTGATACGCCATCTTATCTCTCAACTTATTAATATGATCATCATTATATTGCTTAAAGTTTCCTCGTTTCTCGACCTTCTTATAGTAGTGCAATGCGTTGAGAATAATTGTATAATCCTCCATTGTTAATTCAAATTTCATTAGCAATCATTAAATACAGAACCAATTTCGGCACCAAGTTCTGAACCTGCCTTGTTACCTAAAAGCATTGCCCATCCAGATGCCAACCATCCAATATATGGAATACCACTAACTGCAGGAACAACTAAACCAGCACTAATTGCGGTTCCCGCCATCGCACCTTGACTTCGTGCGCCAGCGTCCGCCCTGATGCATTCTTCGCTTTTTGCAAGGGACTTTCCCTCAGTATCAACTGCACCTCCCATATTACGAGTGCCATCCATCGTATATTGATCACTGCGATACTCACGACGATCTTCAGTAGTTGGTCCAAACCAACCACGCTTATCCTTATGAAGTTGAAGACTTCTATTTGATTCTAGTATAGCAGGATCGTTTGCTTTATATTCAATTCTATACCCATCTCGATTACCCTCAACATTATAAGATGAATAATCACCATTTGGAAAATGAATGTCTGGATAATTGATTGTTTTGTTATTAATCAAGTGACCTAAGACACCAATATGGGCAATCCCAAACAGTGTTCCCACTGTCAGAACTATCCACTTAAATGGTGTTTTTTGATTATCCATAATTACATCTTGTAAGATTCATCGGACTTTGGAGGTGCCTGTGTTATTTGTACAGGTGCCTGTTCAATACGAATAGTTTGTGCAGGTGCAGTTTGTGCAGCAGCAGCAATCAATCTTTCCATATCTGCTTTACTGATTCCACCACCACCATTTCCACCACCTTCACCTGCTTTCTTTGCTGCCTGAACACCAAAAGTCGCAAGCACCCCAGTAAAGACACTTGCGATAAAAGTAGGATCTAATTTTTGCTCTGGTATACCGAGTGCAGGTGGAAGTTTGATGTATGCCAGCGTGAGTATTCCGCCGCTCCAAACAAGAATACCAAGTCTAACAAAAGTAGACAGAATAGCAAGTTGCTCTTCTTTGTCATCAGCTGCTTCTTTGATTTTACCTAGAAGACCTTTCTTTTTAGGTTCTCTAGATTCTTCCTTCTTAACTTCCTCTGGCATTCCATATGGAGCAACGCATTTCTATTTAGAAATATAACCCTCTTTAATCAGATATTTGCGTGTCAATGGAGTCGGGGAATAAACATTCCACATCTCACCAGCAGCACATGCTTGAAGTGCTTTCATGGTCATATGCTGAGTTCGTCCTGCCCAACCTGCTTCTGCTTCCCAAGGTAATGCTGACTTAGGATATGTACGCTCTGCCATCACACGCCAGATCATTGGAACTTCATCCTCTGGCATGATGATAGCAATGAGTGAGTTATCAATCGTACCTGCCATACAATCTTGTGCAGCGTGCCATCCTTCATGACGCATTACTTGCATCAAATAGTTGGTGCTATCCATATAACGCTTGTTCAAGAAGAAGTTATTACCAACGGTGTGATAAACACCACGATGACTATCAGGAAAATACTTCTGATCTGCTAAAAACACCCCAACTCCGACCTGCTCAAAAGCGACGAGCATTGTATTGAACTCGTCAGCAACAGAATTAAAATTAGTATTGGGATACTCACCAGCAATAGTTGCAATACTTTCGATTTTATCGATTCCATCGGTGCATTCGCGAAGTAGCATACACCCCATTGCATCCATAGTATTAAAACCCTTGGTGAGTTTAGGATCAGCAAAAGCAGGAGTTCCAAAAGAAACTGCTACCAGCATACCAAGAATAAATTTTTTCATTTTTTAAAAGTGCTCCATCGATTACCAGATTGTAAACCACCAGGTCCTTCCTGAAAGTTTTCAGAACCACCTTGACTTTCATCTACAGTGTTCCAATTTTGTATTGAAATTTGATACATCATTTCATGAATATTTTCAGATTCAACAGAATGAGTTTCTTGATATTGTTGTTTAATGAGAGTTTCCTGCTCCATATAATCAATCTGCTTTTCAGACTTGATAGGAGCAGGACCAAACCAGGGATCATCTTTGAGATATGCATCTGCAGAAACGCCTACTGATGGAGATATATCGTCTTTAGAACATTTTACAACATCTTCCTCAATAACACTTTCAACTTTAAAAGTGCCTGCTTTTTTCTGGAGAATTGTAGTTTGTGTTTCAACTTTTTGTTTAGGTTCCTCTTTCTTTTTAAAGAGTTCTACAAATCGTTCAATCATGCCAGAATCAGTTGCTTACTATAGTCATAAGCATAGATTTCACGGTTGCCTTTGATGCCCCATCCTAACCAGTAGTATGCAGGAACCATATACTGTGAAATAGAATTTCCATGTCCTTCAAACTCAGGAAGATACCGTTGGAAGATAGGTTCGTTAATCATGTAACGAGTTTGACCTTCCAGACTGCTAGGATTGCATCCATACTTAGCACAGAAACTACCAAGAGCTTTATAACGTCCAATAGAAGTCCATTGAATAAGACCAAATCCTCCAGAAGTACATTCAGTATAAGACACCCTGGCACCACCTTCACAGATGTTGGAGATGAACTTACTCTCCTGCTTGATATTACCCATAATCGTAGCAAGAGCATTACGATCACTAATCTTTGTCATCTTCTGAAGTTCTTCAAGAACATATTGTTCTTCAGATGTGCATTCAGGACATTTCCAAGTTTGCTCTTTCTTTAAATTTACCACATAAGTTTGAACAGGTGGTGATGATGTTCCAATTATTGGAACACTTGCTACAGCGGTTACTGCAATTGCAGATGCTATGAGAGCATTACCCACCATCTTCATGACCATCCGATTTAATTTACGACATCATATTAGCAGATGATATGGATTTTGTCAAGGTCATGAAAACTATCTTCTGGAAAGTAAATTTGAAATAAATGATTTGCATCAATAAACTTTCCTTGATCTATAAGTCGTTTACATTCTTGTAGTATTTGTCTTTTAAAACTATTAGATGGACCGTGATGATTAGTCATCTTCTTCCCCTAAGTATTCTAGTGAGTAAATATCGTGATCATCAATATTTGGATCTAACCACTCAGAGAATTCACTTTGGATTGCATGAGCATCTTCAATGTTTAGTAAAAGATCTTGATTTTCTCTATCGCAGAGAATATGTATCCGATCTATTGCCCAATCATGCGTCAGTTGAAGAGTCTCTTCTAAAGTTACCATAATCTTTACGCATGTATCGCCCAAGAATATTGCTATTGTAATATGCGGGCGTTCCGTCGTCAAGTGCTTCTGATAGAACGTTATTTAAAAACAACTGCTTAGTCTCTTCGAAATTGCAGGTGCCTTTTGTTGTGTGTAAACTTAAAATTTCTCTTTTGAAAATCTCTTTTCCGTATAGTTTGAGATCTTCTTTTAATTCAGGACAGGATCCGTAATATTTCTTCCAATCGGATTCCTGCTTTACTTTTCGTTTTTTTCCAGGTGGTGTTCTGAACGACCAAAAATACTTTCTCCCAATGTACTGTCGTTCGTTTGACTTATTGGTAATGAGATAAACAAAACCAAAATAGTCCCGAACATCATTAGTATTAAAAGTTCGTTCCAAGTAAGTCCAAGGATTTTCATAATCTGATGTATTATTTAGTTCAAAGCTCATTTACAGAGTCATAATGAGCTATTATTTATCTTTGAATCTAACAAACCAACTCTAGTCATGGAATCAACTTTTGTCAACCCCTTGATAAATACTTGATAAAGACTTATAATAAATGGCAGTATATGCAAACAATATTGTTATTCCCTCTGGTTGTGAATTTCAATTACCATTAACAATTACTGATTCGGGTGGAAATACTCCACTGAATTTGACTGGGTATGCTGTGACTTCTATGATGAGGAAACACGCTGAGTCTTCCACTCTTTCTGCACAGTTTGCTGTTGGAATTACTAGTGCTGCTGACGGCGAGATTGTTCTCTCTCTTGCTTCTACTATTACCGCAGTATTGAAAGAGGGAAGATATGTTTATGATGTAATGTTGACTAAAGACGTAGATACGGCATCACCCAATAAATCAATTGCTGTAGAGGGAACAGCATTAGTAAGAGTTGGTATAACATCGTAAACTAATAACGTTTTCTAATGGCAATCACAAATTCAATTTACACAACTAATCTTTTATTCCATACTGGAACTGATTTTGCTCAAATTTTTACTCTTGCAGATGACGGAGGAGCACTAAATCTTACCGGATATACTGTCATATCAAAATTTAAAAAGAATGCAGGTTCAACAACATCAACCTCGTTTTTAACAACAATTACTGATTCTGTAAATGGTAAAATTAGAATCAGTTTAACTGCAACACAAACTGCAGAACTAAAGGCAGGGAGATATTACTATGACTTATATCTCAACAAAGATGGGGAGAACACCCGTATTATTGAGGGTGATGTAATTGTTAAAAAATCAGTAACTAGATAATAAAAAAGCAGGGTATGAACCCTGCCTAACATTTTTTTATAATTTATCTTAGGGCATTTTTGCACCAGACTTATGGCGCGTGGTGCCCTTTTCATCCGTGTAAGTTTCTCGTTCTTTGGTAGGAGTTACATAACCAACACCAGGAACTACACCAGTCTTACCGGCAGCTCTGGCAGCATTTCTATCTGCTGCTCTTTGTGCTGCTCTCTTACGGTTTTTGTCGTAAGAACTCATTGCCTCTTCTATAGCAGCAATTTCCTTCTCGGAGAACAATCCAGTTGCTTCTAATTCTTCTTTTCTCATCTTAGTTTTGCTGTCCATTGCCATACGGCGTTTGAACTGCTTATCTGCTTCTGAAGAATCACCCTGATGTTGAGCACGTTGATCATTATCGTATGCATTTTTCTTTGCCTTATCAACACGCAGTTTGCGCTCAGGAGTCATTGGTTGATAACCTTCAGTCTCCACAACATCTTCACTCATACGACTGACAACTTTCTGTGCCTGACGTCTGATGAATCCCTTAATACCTTTCTTGGTTTCTTGCTTCTTCCTATCAACAGCCGCCTTTGCCTTGCCAGGTGCGCTTGTAACGGCAAGTGCTGCCTTACGTCCTGCTCTTCTTGCCTCGTCCTTAGCGATAGAACCAGCAATCTGAGCACCTGCCTTAGCAGCAGATGCCTTCTTCTTAGCACCATCAACGGCACCCTTTACAGCACTTCCTGCTGCTTTCATTGCATCACCTGCCTTTCTCTTACCATACTTTCTTCTGGCACCTACAGGAGCACCAGATGCTCTCATAGGAGCAGTATCACTTCCAAAAGTCACCTTTGCTTCATCGAGATAAGCGTCGGTTGCATCTTCTAAAAGGGAAAGTACTTCCTCTTCTTCATAACCCTCTCCAATGAACTCATCAACCAATTCGTCAAAAGTTTCATCGAGAAGTTCTTCAGTAAGTTCTACTTTCTCTTCGTAAATACCTTGATATGCTTCGGTAAGTGATCTAATATCTGCGGGTTGCATCTTTTTAATCAATTATTACGTATTTTTATTTATAAAAAAAAGAGGGTATTACCCCTCTTTGTCCAAATCTTCAAATGCTTGATACCCATCATAGTCACCAAATAGGAAAGCATCCGATTTTGCTGCTTCCCTATATGCTACATATGAATCAAAGACTAAATCCTGAGAAGGTATCTGCTTTGACATCTTGTTTGATTCCTCCAACGATGTAAGACTCAACCTCAGTTTCTTGAGGAGCAACTTGAAGACCCTTCGACGAAATCCAATGTTCCGTCCAGGGGAGTGGGTTATTCTTTGCGGGTATGTCATAGATAGGTTTTAATCCAATTGCTTTCATTCTACGGTTGGCAATCCATTCAACATACTGTTGCAGCAGTTTATCATTCAGACCAATCATAGATCCATCTTTGAACAGATACTCTGCCCAAATTTTTTCTTCGTTCACAGTTTTTTCAAACATAGAATATAACCAACGATCTTCTTCTTTGAAAATTTGTGCCATCTCAGGATCATCACCTTCCTTCCACTTCTTCAGAATATTCTGAGTAATGGCAAGATGTTGGTTCTCATCTCTAGCAATCAGTGAGATGATTTTTGCACTTCCCTCCATAAGTTTGAGTTCGCCAAAAGCAAAACTACATGCAAATGATACGTAAAAGCGAATACCTTCAAGAATATTAACGTTTGCAACTGCTTTGAAGAGTTTGCGTTTGAGTTCATATCTTGATTCTTGTGCATAAGAAACTCCTTCTAATGCGTGTTGCCAATCATTACTACTATCATAATGATGTGCTGCATTGATAAAGTCATTATATGCCTCTGTCACACTCATTGCACGTTCGACAATGCGATCATCAGTTAGAATATGATCAAACACATCTGAAGGGTCTGCATAAATGTTTTTGATGATGTGTGTATATGAACGACTGTGAATCATCTCCATGAATCCCCAGACCTCCATACACGCTTCTAATTCGGGTAAGGAGCAGTAAGGAATGAATGCCATACCAGGACCACGACCCTGGACCGAATCGAGCATAATCTGATACTTCAAATTAGAAGTAAAAATATGCTTTTGTTCTGGACGAAGAGTCTGATAGTCTGCACGATCCTTCTGGAGAGATACTTCTTCAGGTCTCCAGAAATATCCTAATTGTTGCGTTGTGAGTTTATCAAAAATTGGATACTTATATGAATCATATCTCTGAATACCCAATGGTTTACCAAAGAACATTGGTTGTTTTTTGGTATCAACCACCTCTGCATTAAAAACCGTCATAGAATCGACCCTTGGTCTCTCTTCATTGTTTGTCTTAAATTTTACAAGACTCACAGTCTTCCTCCTCGGCGTTTTCTAGTTGATTGATTAGACTATCAAGACTTTCCTTAGTATCTTCTACCTCGTCAGTCTTGAAATCATATGTGTTCTGATAATATGAAGTCTTCCAACCGTATTTGTATGTAGTTAAAAGATCTTGTGCCATTACCGAAACTGGAACTTCATTGTCTGGATAATTTTCTGGATTGTAACTCCAATTGCCACTGATTGCTTGGTCAAAGAACTTCTGCATTACAGCAACAATATTAATATACCCAGCGTTACTAGGCATGTCCCACAAAAGGGTATAATTATTTTTAAGAGTCGCGTATTGCGGAACAATCTGTTTGAGTGGTCCTTTTTTGCTTTTCTTAATGGACAGATACCCTCTAGGTGGCTCGATTCCATTTGTTGCGTTTGACACAACGGAACTGCTCTCTGATGGCATTTGAGCAGACAATGTTGAGTTCCTAACTCCGTGGGTAATAATCCGTGTTCGAAGACTCTCCCAATCATAGTTCAACTCGTTTGCAACAATCTCATCGACATCGTTCTTATATGTATCAATCGGAAGAATTCCATTACCATACTTAGTTCGGTTGCTATACTCACAAGCACCTTTTTCTTCTGCCAGGTCAACAGTTGCTGAAATGAGATAATATTGAAATGCTTCAGTAAGATCGTGAACAAGTTTCCACGCCTCAGGATCCTCATACCTATGCCCATTCTTGGCAAGGTAGTGTGCCAGTCCGATATAACCAATACCTAACGAACGACGTGCTCTTGTGGCAATCTCTGCTGCTCTGACGGGGTATCCTTGAAAGTCAATGAGTTCATCAAGACTCCTAACAGCAAGATCACAGAGAACATCAAGATCTTCAAGATCCCTAATTTTACCAATGTTAATAGCACTAAGGATGCACAGAGCAATTTCCCCATCTTCATCATCAATGTGCTTCAAAGGTTTCGTAGGTAGAGTAATTTCTTGACACAGATTGCTCATCTCAATCTTATCCATAAAGGATGAATGAGAGTTACAGTGGTCAATGTTCATAATGTAAAGACGACCAGTCTCTGCTCTTTCTTTTAGAAGGTCTAGAAAGAGATCCTGTGCCTTGATAGTCTTTCTTGGAGTAAACTTATCTGATTCATAACGTACATAGAGATCGTCAAATGCATCAGTACCAAAAGCAGCATAGAGATCTGGTACGTCATGCGGTGAGAATAAGCTAATCTCTCCATTCGCAATGAAACGCTCGTAGAAAAGTTTTGAAATCTGGATTGAGTAGTCAAGTTTGCGTACCCGATTGTCTTCTGTGCCTTTGTTGTTTTTGAGAACAAGAATATCTTCTATTTCTTGGTGCCAGATAGGAAAGTGAACTGTAGCAGAACCACCTCTGATGCCGTTTTGAGTGCAGCATCGTACAGTTGATTCAAACTTTTTAAGGAAGGGGACCACGCCTGTGTGTTGTACCTCTCCGCCTCTGATTTTAGCATTGATCCCACGAATTCTGCCTGCGTTAATACCGATACCAGCCCTTTGTGCGACGTATTTACCAATAGCCATATCGCTGCTAAAGATACTATCGAGGGTGTCATCAACATCAACGAGAACACAAGATGCAAATTGACGCAAGGGTGTCCTGACGCCTGCCATGATTGGCGTTGGGATGTTGA